TCAACAAATGGCATTCCGGACTTATTAGCTATCAAAGACGGCCAGGCGACGTTTATTGAAGTAAAAAAGGAAAATGGTATATTGTCCCCTTTGCAAGAATTAAGGCTCTCAGAGCTTAAAAAATACGGCTGTATTGTCAAAGTATGGTCGGATTTTGAAACTAATTTTTAACAAATTTGTTACAAAATAACTTTTTAGCGTTATATTAATATATTTACTATATTTGTCAAATGATAAAACCGTACACAATATCGACTCAAATGTGGTTGGAACAGGAAGACGACAATCTCGGACTCAATGGATCATTTGTGGATTTTAGAGTCAACGTCGATAGTATTGACGGATATTGGATTGAGTCTCCGGACGAAATAGTTATAATTGTTAGGGGAACGGCTTACTATATTGAAAATGAGACTCACGTTTTGCATTTTTTAAGTGAGTTTTTTAATCCGATGCGACTTTGATAATTAACGAACTCGCTAAAAAGGACGCTCAGTGGCGAAAAATGGCTTTACAGATTTGTAAATGCAAAGACTTAGCGGACGAGTTGACTCAAAATATGTATATTAAATTGTCCGATAGGACGACAATGGTTTCCGACGGCTATATATTTGTAACTTTGAGGTCATTATTTTATGACTCTCTTAAAAATAACGATATTTTAATCGACGATTTTAGTAAATTTGAAATTGAAGAGGAGGAATATAACGACGGAATTGATTATAAAGAACTTTAACCTGGTATGAAAGGACATTATTTGAACTCTCAACGCTACACGGCCAACGAGAACTATCGAGACAAACCGGAATACACATTCAAACTATTCACCGGGTTAATAAAATGGTAAAAAATAAACTAAATGGCAAAAAAAAGGATTAAAAAAGAAATTCAGGGACTTGGTGACGTTGTCGCCAATCTAACCTCAGCGGTTGGAATTGAGCCTTGCTTAGATTGTAAGGAGAGACAATTCTCTTTAAACAGACTTTTTAACTTTAAAAAGGTTAAGTCTGAAATGACTCCAATTGACAAAGAACATTTTACTCTATTTTTAGAGGCAAAAGGTCAAAGAGTAATCGAGGGAAAACGTACTGAGTTAGTTTTCGAGGACGTTGACTATTTAAACGGACTTTATAAATTCTATTTTAGCATCGATAATTCTAATTGTCCGAATTGCTCAAAAGTTCACGAAACAATTATCAAAGACTTATTTAAATTATACAGTTTTGAAAGTAACTAAAAAACAACAACAAGACGAATTTTATAAATTCCTTGACGCTGTAATTGAAAACGCACCAGCAGACCTCTCAGTGAACGAAATTTGGATGCCGGACAACTTTTTAAAGTTATTAAAAACAAAGTCTTACAAGGGCTTTAAAATGTTCACGTCGATGTTTTTAAAGGATAACGAGGTAATTTTAGGAAGATATAATGGAAACGCTCAAATCAATTAACAAATTATGGAATTAGTTAAAATAAATGCGGTTAAATTAAACCCAAACAATCCTCGTATAATTAAAGACGACAAATTTAAAAAATTAGTCCAGTCAATTAAAGATTTTCCGGAGATGCTTAACATTCGTCCTATTGTAGTTAATAAAGATATGATTATCTTAGGAGGGAATATGAGATACAAAGCATGTAAGGAGGCCGGACTTAAAGAAGTACCAATTATAATTACAGATTTATCAGAGGAAAAACAGCGAGAATTTTTAATTAAAGACAATACAAGCGGTGGAGAATGGGATTGGGATATTTTAGCCAACGAGTGGGATGTGGAGCAACTAGACTCCTGGGGAATAAATATAATCGGTTTTGATGCTAATGCAGAAGATTATGGAGAGGAATTTAGTTTGAAGGACGGTGATAAAGATGCATTTCAACAAATGACTTTTATGTTAGCTGATGAACAAGCTCAGCAAATAAAAAATGTAATAGCTGATATTAAAAAAACAGAAGAGTTTAAATATTGTGAAACTCTAGGTAATGAAAACGGTAATGGTAACGCGCTTTATTTAATAATAATGCAATGGGCAGAGCAAAGGAAATAATTGTCAAAGTAATACCTAGTAAAATTGCAAATGATTTTGTAAAAAAAAACCATTATAGCGGTAAGGTAGTGCCAAACTCAAATTTACACTTTGGTTGTTTTTTAGACGGTAAGTTACATGGAGTTTTAAGCTATGGCAGTCCATTTGTTAAAAAAAATGTTTTACAGATTGTAGAAAATAGCGAATGGAATTCTATGATTGAGCTTAATAGAATGGCATTTAATGATTATTTACCTAAATATAGTGAGAGTCGTTGCATAGCAATAACTATAAAATTGATTAAAAAAAATGCTCCACATATTAAATGGATTTTAAGTTTCTCTGACGGCGCAAGTTGTGGAGACGGTACAATTTACAGGGCTAGTGGTTTTAATTTAATTGGAATAAAAGAAAATAACGGTATTTTTAATTTTAACGGAGACAATATTCATGGTAAAGTATTATGTGATAGAGGAGTTTCAAAAAGTTGGTGTATAGGAGATAAAGAACTTGACTTAATTAGAAGCAAAGGAGATAAAATTGAAAGGCTAGAGGGTTTTCAGTTAAAGTATATTTATTTAATAGATAAAGCATGTAAAATAACTCTTCCAATATTGCCATTTAGTAAAATAGACGAAATGGGAGCAGGAATGTATAAAGGAGAAAAAATAACACTAGCCGAAAGGCAAATATAATAACTGCGTGATTAGCATATACAGTAATGCGTTTGGCATTCCAGCCAAAAGAAAGGGTGCAATTCCACTATCACGCTCAAATTAATAATAATATGCCAACTGAAAAACAATTGCAGAATTTAACACCTTTTAAAAAGGGGGAGAGCGGAAACCCTCTCGGCCGTCCGGTAGGTGTAAAAAATAGAGGAGTAATTGCTCGACAATGGCTCGAGGCATCTCAGTCAGCTAAAAATCCAATTACTAACGAGCAGCAAATGTTAACCCAGGAGGATATTATTACACTAGCCTTAGTAAAAAAAGCTAGAGACGGAGACGTCGCAGCTTATAAAGCTCTTATGGATAGTTCATACGGACTACCAACTCAATCAATAGAACAGAATATCAGTATAGAGAAACCGATTTTTAACGGCATAGAATTAGATGTTCCAGAAAACGACGGCTCAGAGTAAAATCGCCAAACTAAGAAAACGAGTTAGGATTGTGCAAGGTGGGACGAGTAGTTCCAAAACGTTTTCGATATTGCCCTTACTTATTACTTACGCTATTGAAAATCCATTTTCGGAGATATCAATAGTTAGTGAGAGCATTCCCCATTTAAAAAGGGGAGCTTTAAAAGACTTCCAAAAAATAATGCTCCTAACTGACAATTATAAGGATCAAAATTTCAACCGCTCATCTTTAAAATATACATTCTCGAATAATAGCTATATTGAATTTTTTAGCGTGGACCAACCTGATAAGCTCAGAGGAGCGAGACGTGATATTCTATTTATTAACGAGTGCAATAATATCGACTTTGAAAGTTACCAGCAACTCGCAATCCGAACTAAGAAATTTATTTATTTAGATTATAATCCAACAAATGAGTTTTGGGTACAAACGGAACTATTAAACGATCCGGATAGTGACTTTGTCGTATTGACTTATAAAGATAACGAGGCGCTCGATCCAGCAATCGTAAAAGAGATTGAGAAAGCAAAAGACAAAGCGTTAACCTCGACATATTGGGCGAACTGGTGGAACGTTTACGGACTCGGACAACTTGGCTCACTCGAGGGAGTTATATTCCAAAATTGGGAGCAAATCGATACCATTCCAACTGAGGCGAAATTCTTAGGAAGTGGACTCGATTTTGGTTACTCGAATGATCCAACCGCTCACATTGCTGTTTATGATTACAATGGTAAGATTATCGTTGACGAATTGATTTATTCGACCTCACTTTTGAACTCCGATATAATTCGATTAATGACTCAGGAACGCACCGCTCCAATTTGGGCAGACTCAGCAGAGCCAAAGTCAATCGAAGAGATAAGACGAGCGGGTTACAATATTAAACCGGTTGTCAAAGGTGCGGACTCAATCAATTACGGAATATCGGTATTACAGCAAAAGGAAATCCTAGTCACTAAGTCAAGTACAAACCTAATTAAAGAGTTGAGGAATTATAGCTGGGACGTTGACAAGACCGGTAAAAAACTCAACCGACCTATCGACGAATTTAACCACGCAATCGACGCTCTTAGGTACTTTGCAATGATGAGCCTGGCAATAAATAAAAGCCGACGCTTAATAATTACGTAAGTTATTACGTGCATAAATTTAAATATTGTACGTAATAACGTACAACCAAAATAATTTTTATAAACAAAATCACTTTTTTTAGTTATATATATATGAGAGTAGTAATTCCAACGGATTTAAAGGAGATTAAATTGTCTCAATATTTGAGATATTTAAAAGTATTAAAAGACAACCAGGACGATGAGACCTTTGTGTGTATTCAAATGGTTGCTATATTTTGTAACTTGGGCGTGGCCGATGTTATGAAAATACCGGTTAACGATTTCGCTGAGATAGTGGAGCAATTAGCTAAGGTATTGGATCAAAAACCTCAAAGAGTTAAGACGTTTAAAATGGACGGAGTGACTTATGGTTTTATTCCTAACTTAGATAAAATGACACTAGGCGAACATGCAACGATTGACTCGTTACTCGGTACGGATGAGAATTTAAGTTTATTAATGTCGGTTTTATATCGTCCAATAACTAAAAAAGTTTCTGAGTTTTATCAGATTGAGGCATACGACGGAGACGAAAGCAAAGCGGAGTTATTTAACGACGTTAGAATGGACGTAGTAATCGGATCAATACTTTTTTTTTGGAATTTAAGCAAGGAATTATTGAGCAATATCCTATTGCATTTGGAGAGCAAGGCGATGAGGGAGGGGAAATATCTAGAGGAGGTTTTGGAGAGCGCTGGGGTTGGTATCAATCTTTTGTTAGACTTTCAAGAGAACTTGGACTCAAGCCTCGAGAAGTTGGAAACGAGCCTCTTCACGAGTCACTCACGTTATTATCTTACTTAATCGACGAAAGCAAAGAGGAGGCAAAACAAATTAAAAATCACTTTAAAAAATGAGAGCATTTTATCAGGCAATAGAATACATTAAGAGTACGTTGGAAAACGCACCGCTTTTAAATACCATAACTCACGGCACAGACATAATCGACAATGTTAAGAAAAATATTTTTCCGCTTGCTCATATTAATATACTCAGCTCTTCAATCAGTAACGGAGTTGTCAATTTTACTTTTGAGGTAGCTGTCGTAGATATTCGTAATATGTCAAAGATAAACGCAAACGATAAATTTTTAGGGAACGACAACGAACTCGATAATTTAAATACTTGCCACGCAATCTTAAATTTTATGATTACTCAAATGAGATTGCAAAGAAACGACCAGGATATTGAATTACAAAACGATCCTACTTTGCAACCGATTTTATTAGCGTTTACGAATGCCTTAGACGGTTGGAAATGTGATATTGAAATAAGCGTACCGAATAACGATTTTAGTGTTTGCTGTAATGGAGACTAAAAACGTACAACAAGCGTTAAACGAGTTCGGACAATCGGTAGTCGATAGGGCGAGAATGAATTTAAAAACCGGAGGACGTTTTGGAACGCATAACGCATCCGGTCAATTATCAAAGTCGTTAGATTACAAAGCCAAAGAGAGTAAAAACTCAATCGCTTTTGATTTTTACGCTGAGAGTTATTGGAAGGAGTTAGACTTCGGAACTAAGGGAAGTGAGTCAAGTTCAAAAGCTCCAAATTCACCTTACAAAGCAGCTGCCTCGAGAAGTGCGATTGACAAGTGGGTAATTCGCAAAGGCATTCAAGGGGTGCGAGGCGCTGGAGGTCAATTTGCAAATCGTAAAATGATGGTGACGTCAATAACGAACTCGATAAATAGGACGGGTACATACGAGACGAGATTTTTTAGGAATGCCTTTGATATTCAGTACAAAGATTTTGATAATAATATAGTTGAAAAATACGGCTTAGATTTGGAGTCGTTTTTAAAATTTACTTTAAAAGATAATTTATAAATGAAAGTAGTAAAAGTAAGAAGTCCGTTTATAATTGAAATCGATGAGGCTACTCAGTTGGGATCAAAGATTGAAATATTCATTTGGAATAATGGAGACACAGAGCCAGTAACTCCGACATATACATTAAGCAAGCCAATTCCAACGACAGCGCAAAGACATACGAGTTACAACGTGGCAAATTTTGTTAAAGAATATATCGATAATATTGCACCGGTTTACGTTGATACAATTGCTCAAGACACTAACGAAAATTGGGCTAAATTTAAAGTGAAACGATACTGGCTAGACGATGAGGTTTACACTTTACTCGATACAACTCAGTATATTGGGGTTAATGGTTTCACGAATTATATGGACGGATTAC